GCCGGCCGTGATGACGTGACGTTCGTCATCCCGGACCCGTGGGTGGAGTCTCTGGCCCTGCAGGTCCGCGGCGCGGTCGTGGGCATGGCGCACGGCCACCAGGCCAACACCCCGGACCGGCTGCCCGACTGGTGGGCCAAGCAGACGCACGGCGGTGGGCCCCTCGCCGCCGCCAGCATCCTCGTCTCCGGGCACTTCCATCATCTGCGCGTGCAGCCGTCCGGAGCGATCGACGGCAAGGCCCGATGGTGGATGCAGGCCCCCACCCTGGACAACGGCTCAGCCTGGTGGGCGAACGGACAAGGCGGCGCCGACGTGGAGGCCGGCCTACTGACGTTCACGGTCGACGACCAGGGCCGTTGGGACGGGCTGCGGCTCATCACCGAGTGAGTGGAGCTGCCGGGAGTCGAACCCGAGTCCGGCCCACGTCCGCATGCGGTTGTCGGTGACCGTCGAAACCGTCCAGCCCCTCGCTGACCCGACTCTACGGACGGGGTGCGACCCGCCGGCGGATGGCCCGCCACAGCACCTCGTCGACCATCCGCGACGCCGGATGCGCCAGCACCGCCGCCAGGTCCATCCGGTCCGGCCAGGGGCCCTGCTCCCACCAGGCGTCCCGTGCTGCGAGCATCGTCGCCAGCAGTTCGTCCGGCAGGCCCTCGGCGCGGGCCCGGTCCATCGCCGCCGCAGCGGAGAGAACCTGCTCGGCGGGCCTGTCGGGGGCGCTCATCATGGTGGCTCCACGGAGGCTAGAAGACACAGCAAGAGACAGAAAGCCCAGGTCAGCGGCTACGGACAGATGTTCGACCAGCCCCCATCACCCGGCGCGCGCGGCGGTGAATGTGCAGGTCCGGGCCCCTATGGTGCGGATGAGTCAGTCGATACGCCGGGTTCTGCGCGAACGGCCTCTGACCTGCGCCTCTACGCCGCCGGTGGCTCTGCGGAGGCTGCGAGATCGTCCTCAGACCTGGGTAGGAGCACGACGCCGTCCGCCGTGTCACGCATGCGCTCATCGTCGTCGGGCCACAGGTGGGCGTAGGTCTGCAGCGTCTCCGCCGGATTCCGGTGGCCGAGGCGATGCGCCACAGCGACCGGGGAGGCGCCGCCGGCGATGAGGAGCGACGCGTGGAAGTGCCGCAGCGCATGCCACGCCTCTCCCGCGGGTATCCCGGCCGGGTCCGCCGCAGCGTGCCAGACCTGCCACGTGACCTTCGGCATCATGGCCCCGCCGCGGCGGGTGGTGAACACCAGGCCCTCGCCACGGTCACCCAACACGGCGCGGGTGGTCTTGCCGATGGGCACCGTCCGCACGCTCCCGGGGGTCTTGGGCGGCCCCCACTTCGGCGCCGTGGCCGACCCTGAACGCAGCAGCTGCCGGTCGACGCGCAGCGCCGCGGTGCCGTCTTCGCCATCGACGACCCGGTCCCAGGTGAGCCCGACGAGCTCGCCGATCCGCAGGCCCGACGCCGCCGCGAGGATGAACAGCGGCCGGTAGCGCGGGTCAGCCCCGTCCACGACCTTCTGCACGGTCGACACGCTGAGCGGGACGATCGGCCCGGCTTCCACCGGCGGCAGGTTGATCCGCCGGCACGGGCTGGTGTGGATGCGCCGCTCCTCGACAGCCAGAGTGCAGATCCCCGCCAGGTAGACGTAGGTCACGCGCACGGTCGACGGCGCGAGCTTGCCCGCCCACACCGTGACAGCGGCCTGCACGCGGCCCCGGGTCATCGCCGACCAGGGCACATCGCCGAGCGTCGGCAGGATGTACCGGTCGAGCCGGCCCCGGACTTGCCGCAGTGACGTCGCCCGCTGGTGCACCTGCTCGAGGTACCAGCGTTCCGCCACCGCGCGGACCGTGGTCGAGCTGGCCGCCGGGGAGATGTAGGTGCCGGTCCGCTGCTGAACACCGACGTCTTCGAGCCATGCAAGAGCGGCGTTCTTCGTGGTGAAGGCCTTGCGCCGGCGGACGCCGTCGGCTTCGGCCCACGTCGCCAGCCACCGCTTGCCCACGCCGTAGCGGTCGGTGCGGGTGCGTCCGTTCCCGGCGGGGCTCGGCGTGGTCCATCGGTCCTCAACATGCGCCATCGACGTCAGTCCAGGCCGACGAGGCAGGAGCGCATCGTCTTCCCGCCAGCGGACTCGATGATGACGACCTCCACCGGGTCGAGGTCGTCGGTGATCGCGATCGTGTCGCACATTCCGATGGCCGGCCCGTAGTCGAGGTCGTCAGTGCTGCTGAGGGTCGTCTCGACGACAGCCGTGATCTCGCTCTGCTGCGTCACGTCGGTGATGAACTCGGCCCACGGGTCGAGGGCCTGGAGGATCGCCGGCTTCTGCGGCGACTCGGGCCGCGGGCTGCTGCAGGCGCCGAACCCCATCGCGACCGCCGCTACGACAGCCACGGTGGCGATGCTTCGTCCGGCGTTCATCGTGTGCCCCTCCCTCGGATCCGGCGCAGTCGGTTGACCGTCACCGGGTCGTACTCCAACGCGTCCGCTCGGTCGAGCAGCGCGTTCAGCATCTGGTAGTAGCGGGTCGGCGACAGACCCGTCTCCGCGCGGATCGCCCCGACCTTCGCCCCCTGGTGCACCCACAGGCGCCGCTCCACACCCAGGACCGCCCTCTCGGCGTCGGTCAGCATCCCCACTCCACCTCCGCGTGCAGCGCAGCGATCTGTGCCCGCTCCCCATCGGTCAGTCCGTCAAGACGCGCCATGAGCGTCTCCTCGTCAACCCAGCACTCGTCCGCAACGGTCGCCAGGTCGTCAGCCCACCGCAGCGCCGCCAGGAGCTGGTCCAGGTCAACGAGCCACCGGGCCGCCAGCATCCGTGCCGCCCGCTCCTGCGCCGGCGACGCGCCATCGGTGTGCCCGAGCTCCACGTGCGCCAGTTCGTGCGCGAGGGTGCAGCGGCGCTGCACCTGCAGCTGGTCGGGGTGCAGGCGGATCACCTGCGCCCCGTCGGTCTCCCCCAGCCGGCCGGGTGTGCGCCGCCACGACAAGTCGATGTTCGACAGCGACCTCAGTCGATGCCACGGATGGAAGACCGACCCCTGCGCCCCCTGCTGTGTCATGGCCAGGACGGTAGCGGCCGCCTCGGACACTCAGGCCGGGTCGAAGCCCCCGTCGTCCTGGGACTCCTCCCCTGGCTGCTTCGGGCCCGGGCGGGGTTCACCAGATCGAGCAGCCAGCCTCAGCGTCGACTGGTCCTGCCGGCGTCGGGGCTTCGGCTGCAGCAGCGGGTCGTCGGAGTCTCCGGTGATCACTCGCGCGTTGGTCTTCACGTCCCCCACGGTGGTCGTGTCCGGCGCGTCCATCAGCAACGCGAGGACCGCCGACTGCGCCATCGACATCCCGGAGGTCGTTGAGCTCGTCCTCCCTTCGAGGCGCTGCCGCAGCTCGTCGACCAGGGTCGAGTCGGAGACGGCCGCCAGGCCCTGACCGCGTAGCACCTCGAGCCGTGCGGCGACTTCCTCCTCCAGCCGCCCACCGGTGATCTCGGTGGGCTTCATCTGGGCGGCGAACGCCATCCACGCGATCGTGTCGGTCTTGTAGCGGGTCGGGGTGATCTGGCCGCGGGTCTCACGCCAACCGCGGGTGTAGAGGCGCCATTGGTCGGGGCCGATGCCGGCTCGGCGGGCTGCCTCGGCGATCGTGATGCCGAGGAGGTCTCGCCGGGCTTCGATGGCCCGGACCACTGGTGGCGGATTCGGTCTCGTCATGTCGCCCACCCTGCCCAGCGTAGGGCTGCGAACGCTAGTCCGCGTGCAGGCTCGACCTTTCGCAATCACACGGCTGTAGTTGTCGAACATCGCAGGTCAGTGACGTGGACGCGCGTCCGACTCGTCCGGCCGGGGGACTTCGCTGAGATTCGCTGTTGCGTGTAACGCGCTTCCGCGTTACAGTCAGATCCATGAAGCAGCCGAAGCAGCCGGTCGTCTGGTGGGAGCTGCGGGTGATCCGGGAGAAGGACGGGCACTCGCTGACCTCGCTCGCGCGGGTCGTCCCGCCGGCGCCCGGACAGAAGAGGCCGCCGGGGATGTCGCTCGGGTACCTGTGTGACCTGGAGAACGGGCGCCGTGAGCCGTCGCCGGAGATCACCGCTCGCCTGGCGAAGGCGCTGCGGGTGCCGGTGTCGGTCCTGACGAAGGAGGCGGCGTGAAGGCGCTCATGACGGTCTGGGACGTGGCCGACAGGCTCCGGCTGAACCCCGAGACGGTGCGCACGAAGACGCGCCGCAAGGAGATCCCGGCCATGAAGACCGGGTCGGGTCGGACGTGCGCGTACCGGTACGACCCCGCCGACATCGAGGAGTACATCGCACGTCTGAAGCGCCAGCAGCAGACGGCATGACGTGTAACGCGACCGGGCGTTACCGGCCCACCCGGGGGCCTGACCCGGGAGCCCCGGCGGGTGTCGAAGCCCACCGGGGCACTCAGCAAAAGCCGTACCGAGATGAGGGAGCGCACGTGATGTTCGGGTGGAGGAAGCGCCGCAGCAGCGGCGAGGAGGACGCGGGGCTGCTCGACGCGGCTGCGTCAGCGGTGGTGCGTGAGTGCCGCAGCGACGACGTCGACTACGACGACCTGCGCGCCCTCGTGGACGCGACCCAGGGCACCCGTGGAGGCCTGCGGTGAGCGGCCCCTGGTCGGCGCCCGCCGGCCGCCTGGTCCTGCCCGTCGGAGCGGACCGGGCCGAGTGGCTCCGGGTCCGCACCCGGGGGATCGGCGGGTCGGACATCGCCACGATCCTGGGCCACAACAAGTACGGCAACGCGTTCGGGGTGTGGCAGGACAAGACCGACCCGCGGATCGTGGAGGAGCCGTCGGAGGCGCAGTGGTGGGGCCAGCAGACCGAGGCCCTGACCACGGAACGCTTCGAGGCCATCACGGGGATCGCTACGCGCCGCGCCGGCACCTACGCCCACCGGGTGCACCCGCACCACATGGTCAACCCGGACCGGTTCACCGCCGACGGCGGCGTGCTCGAGGTCAAGGACCACGAGTCGCTGTCCGACGCAGGCAAGACGGTCCTGCGGGGCGACATCACCGACCACGCGTACGTGCAGCTGATGTGGGCGTGCCACGTGACGGGCCGCACGCACGGATGGTTCGCCGCGAAGGTCGGCAAGCAGACGCGCGTGCTGGGCCCGTTCCCCGCCGATGAGGCCGTGATCGCGCACCTGGTGGCAGCGGCGGACGAGTTCTGGGCGCTGGTGGAGTCCCGCACTCCCCCGCCGGTGGACTACGCGTCGGTGACCGCTGACGAGGTCGCGGCCCGGTTCCCCACGGTCACGCCCGAGTCCGCGGCGGAGGTCTACGACCTGCCGATCCCGGACATGGTGCTCGATGACCTTGACCGCCTCGCGGAGATCCGGGACCTCGGTGTGCAGTACGCGGCCGAGCGGGAGGCGATCGAGACGCGACTGAAGGCGCGGATCGGGGAACGGGAGTTCCTGACCGTGCACGGGCGTCCGGTGCTCCGGTGGCAGCAGGTCGCGGGCCGGCGGCAGTTCGACAAGGCCGCGGCGGTGGGTCGGCTCGCGGAGCTGACGGGCCGCCCGCGGGTCGAGGTGGAGGCGGAGCTCACGGTGCAGGGGTCTCCCACGCGCCGGTTCGCTCCGGTCGAGTCGAAGGAGAAGGTGGCGTGAACGCACGGGCAGCAGCGGTGACGCGTCTGGACGAGGGCGCGCAGGTGATCCAGCATCCCGCCTCGTCGGCGCTGGCCGTCGTGCCGGGGCAGGCGGAGTGGACGGCGGCACAGGTGGCCGCGCTCGCACAGATCGGCGTCGGCGCGGCCCCTCCGGGTGACCAGCTGGTGTTCCTGAACTTCGCGCAGCGCACCGGCCTGGACCCGTTCGCGCGGCAGATCTACATGATCGGCCGCAACGACAGGTCGACGGGAACGACGAAGTGGACGATCCAGGCGTCGATCGACGGACTGCGGATCGTCGCGCAGCGGTCCGGGGAGTACACCGGTCAGGTCGGCCCCGAGTGGTGCGGCCCGGACGGGGCGTGGCGGGACGTCTGGTTGGAGGCGGAACCGCCGACCGCGGCCCGCGTCGGTGTGCTGCGGAGGGGCTTCGCGCAGCCGCTGTACGCGGTCGCGTTGTTCCGGGAGTACGCGTCGACTCGGTGGGACAGGGAGTCCCGTGGGCAGGTCCTGACGGGGCTGTGGGCGTCGAAGCCTGCGGTGATGATCGCGAAGTGCGCGGAGGCGTTGGCGCTGCGCAAGGCGTTCCCCATGGATCTGTCGGGCCTCTACACGGCTGAGGAGATGTCCCAGGTCGACGTCGAGGCGCCGGCGCCGGTGGCTGCGCCTCAGGTCGTCCCGGCCGCCTCACCGGGCCGCGACTGGCTTGCCGAGGTGGCTGCTCTCACGGATGCCGATGCGCTGCGTGCGCTCTACACGGAGGCCGTCGCGTCGATCCCGAAGGGCCCGGAGCGCACGCGTGTGCAGGCGGCGATCACTGACCGTGCGGCTGCTGTCGCGCAGCCCCAGCAGCACGGCGACTCCGGCGATGTCGTGGACGCGGAGGTCGTCGAGGACTGAGCCTCCGCACCTCTCCCCCCCTATCGAAGGAGCATCACGATGACCCCCATCAGCATCCGCCGGCGGCGCACGCAGAGCCCGTCGGGTCGCCCAGCCCACGGTGTCACGGCCTGGCTCGCGCAGATCCCCCACCGCACCACCGAGACCCTGGTGCGGCACGCTGACCCGCTCGCCGACGGCAAGCTCGACAGCATCGGGCAGCCGGTCAAGCCCCGCATCGAGTACATGGGCCGCGCGGAGCGTCGCGCCTACGGGCGCGCCCACCACATCCCGACGCCGCCATCGGCGCTCGTCACCTACCGCCGGGAGCCCTGATGGTCACGCGTCTCCTGACCCCGATGGAGGAGGTCGAGCTCCGCCTGGAAGCGACCGAGCCGCGCGTGGTCACCCGCTCCGTC